TCACCAAAAAGATTGACAGGCAGAGATACATGGGTGATATTCTGAGAGTCAGGGGTGAGAAAGCCCACCAAGACCTAGCGGAGAAAGTTCTTGCCATCTGGAAACTACAGAAATCGTGAACAACAAGCTAAACAACAAAGAACGTGAGCATCTTGCTAGGGTAAAAGAGCTACCGTGCGGTCTGTGCGGGCAAGCAGGCCCTAGCGAGGCACACCACATCGAGCAACACAAGCAGTACCTATGTATACCGCTGTGCCAAAATTGCCACCGTGGGCCGCACAACGGCTGGCATGGGGCAAAAGCAATGTGGCGTATCAAAAAGAAAACCGAGATGGATGTGTTAAACGAAACAATTGCCGTTTTATTGGAAAGGTGAAGGTATGAGTCTGCGAGATAGGCTAGTTAATTGGGCGTTTGCCATGCAGGGGTATACAGGCCCCGACATCCCAGACACTTGCGCTAGCGCAGAACGTCATTACATACCGGAAGCAGGCAATACTTGGGATGATGATGAGGATAGATTTCAACCCGATATGCTAGACGCTGAGATCGTAGAAAAGGAGGTGATGGCACTAAGACCTGAACTAAAGTCAGCTATAAAAGCACGATACATTAGCTACCCATATGAAACTGATTACCATGTAGCTCATAGGCTACGAGTCAGCCCTAAACGATACAAGGAGAGATTAGATGAAGCACACGCAAAACTCGCAAAGCAGCTTAGAGAACAATGATTTCGTATATACCAAGCCAGGAACGTGTATTACTACCCGTTGGCGCAAAAGTGGCTGGATTCCTGCAAGCGAAGATCAGGCTATACAGGCGAAGTGGGCAAAGTACAGGGAACTGGCGACGAGGACGTTAGCGGACTTGCCCGCAGACAGCTTGGAAAACGTCTAAAAACCTAGCCCCAGATTCGAGAGTCTCTGGGGTATCTTTTACCGAGTATGTCGGCAAATCCCTTTCTAGCTCCCTACAGATCGTCCTAGAGGTCTCTGATCCGGTTGGCACGGCGCAGCCGTTCAATAGGGATAACATTATCACCGTCAGCCCTACGCGCCCTATCAGCCGCATCCTCGATCTTTCTTGCTTTCTCATGGTCTGCCCTTTCCATCTCTATTTGTAAGTCCTCAGAGCCTCTATGCCGCCCGTAGGCGTATATCATAAGCGCTGAACCAATCACACCAGCGACAGCTAGAAACCATTTCTGGGTCTTGTCAATTACCGAGTACCAGATTGCCATTTTCCTGTCCTCATCTGTTCTGCTAAACGGTTAGCACGGTTAGGCGTCTGCTTTGCCCACAATGACTTCAACATATTTGCCGCAGCGTTTTCGTAATCACCAGCCTCGATAAAGGCAAGCGTACTTTTAAACTTTAGTAGCCCGGAAATGCCTAGCTGAAACGACATATTAAGCAATACTGCCTTGCGAGCATCGTCTAACCTGTTGAAAAACGGAATAGCGTTAGCCAGTACTGGTAGCCTAGCGTTGACATCGTTCTCGAGCAAATACAGCGCTTCTTCTTCCGATATGCCGCCGCCCTTACGCTTGTCGATCAGCCTACCGTAGCCAATCGTCCAGAACCCCAGATGATCTTGGTAAGCCTCTAGTACTAGACCTTCATCTTGCTTAATCTGATCAGTTGCTTTCGCTATCCAATCGACTTTGCTTGATGACACGGGCGATGGGGGAGGCGATGACGCAGAGGATGCCGATGGCTTTAACGATTCCATCTGGGACGGTTTCTGTGACAACAGACGGGAGAGTAGAGTAAACAGTTGAGAGAGCATGAGGGAATCCTTCTGCTAGGGTTAAGAGTGCGCCGCCAATAATGGATAGCCTGACAGACCACCATTTCGACCAATTACGGGAATCATCTACGAGTTTCATACGGGTGCACCTCTAAAATAAGCAACACCATCTAACACTGCACATATTTCTGGTTGTATAAGTCTGCCGTTAACCATTGTTAAAACCGCAAAGCCAGAGCAGTGATTTTTTGGATTGTCCTCACCGTATGACATATGATCGCCTTCTGTATCAGAAAGCGTTCCGGTATCTATTCCCCATCTACTGCCGTTGTAATCGCTATACACAGTCGCTTGAAGCCTGTGTAAATGTCCGGTACAAACCGAAACACCGGCATGTAAAGTATTCAGATACGTTGCATGAATTGACGATCTGTATCGGTGCTTTATCATCAGGTTTTTGTTGACGAACATCGACATACAAAACAACCAGCGGGGGAAATGTTCTTTCAAGGAAAACCCACGAACACCTTCGAACTCAGGCACTGTATTGGCAAGACGGCTTTCAAACCGCATGTCGTGGTTGCCCATCGTAAACACTAGCTTGGCGTTGCCAGCAACCTTTTCTATCTCACCTAAACGGTCAGACACAGCTTCTAGCTCTTGCTTAACAGTCGGTATTTCGTGAGTAGAAAAACCAATCTTGCCGAATCGGGAAATAGTTGCCCCATCGAACGCATCACCGTTCATTACGATAATATCCGGCTTGTGTTTCTTGATTAGCTTGACAAAGGCTTTGTGGGCTATGCTTGCCTCGCCAGGCCAGTAATGAGCATCGCTGGCAACGAATATCGTGCCTTCTTGCATATCTACGTCCATGCGACTCATGTGGTCACGGACATAAAATTCTTTGGCATTTTTGGCATCAGCTTCCAAACGAATCCGATACCGTATCTCTAAGGAGCGCCGCCTGCTGTAGATATTTCGTAATTCAACACCTAACAACTTTGCTAACTTTGCTGGTGACTTAGTTTCTTTCCATAGACTGATAAATTCTTCATCACTAATCATGTGCTACCTCACGCTTTGAGATCGCCCAAGACCGTCATCTTTTTTATCATGCCTTTGGGGATTCCGATTAGATTGGCACAGTCACCCGGAAACCAAGTTTGTGCAATCATGACACCCTGCTTTGTCTCATCCATTAAAAAGCCGATTGACCAACAAGGGTCGAAATCGGCTACAGGGACATTTCCAAACTGCCAAGCATCCAAGTGATACGCATCTATCCATTCGATTAGTACCAGCTTGGGTGATTTCATTGCTTCCACCTTTCCCAAAGCATCACAAAGGTAGTGCCTACTGCTGCTATAAATACGCCTATCTTTATGATCTTGCCTGAGAACCTAGCCAACCAATCTAGAGCAATAAATGCACCCTTGGCGCTGTGGAAAGCGGTGACAACCTCTTTCGTGTTCTCGTCTATCTTATCTACCTTGGATTCGACAGCCACGAGGCGGTCATATATTTGCTTGTGGCTGACTTCTTCCATGTTTCACCTCAACAAGTTTTCCTAAGTTTAAGGCAAACTAGCCAAAAAGTCTGCAATCTGCTCGGCTGTCATCTCGTGTCTCATTGGAAGTCCTCTTTCGTAAACCCGAAGCGCTCAATGGTAGACAAGTCCTCGACATCTTCCCAGACTGGTGGGATCGGGTCACCATCATAATCAGGCGTACCGTAGTTATCAGGACGCACGGCAACATCTTGCTTGCGGGTCATTGAGCCTTTGAGTGCTTGCATAAACTCGTCGTACTCAGGCGTTCCTTTAACAGCTTCCAAATCCTCACGGGTATTGATGACTGTTTTAGATAGTAATTGCATGACGATTCCTCATCCATGTAAAAAGATTGTTAGTGTCAGCCCATTTTGCATGACCTGACCACGATGCTATAAACTTCCTAAGAGAATCAAAGTCCTTGTGCTTAATGAATTTTTGCACTTTTCGCTTGGCTCTGACAACCGAATCTTTACGAATCAGTTTATGGGTAGGCCATATCCTGTAACCTAGAAAGTTAATGCCATGCGATATCGGACTAACCTGCCACTTGCTGATACCCATTCCCAAATCATCATGCACGAATGCCTGTATTTTATCGAACGAAATCCTCAAACGGTCTGGATCGCTATCCAGAATAACAATATCATCCATGTATCTAGCCCAGTGCCTGTGGCCAAGATCGAAATGGATAAATCTGTCAATGGGATTGCCGTAAGCATTGGCGAATAACTGGCTTGTCAGGCTACCAATCGGTATGCCAAGCCCTTCAGTCGGGATAATCTCACGCAATATCTTTAGGGTTTGCTCGCACCTGATTTTTTTGTAGATTATCTGGTGCAATCTTTCCCTATTTACACTTGGAAAAAACTTGGCAAAGTCAGTCTTTAGAAAATACTTGTGATTGTTGCGGCGCAATAATGCTTGCACATGGCGAACACCAGCGTGAGTACCCATACCGATGCGACAGGCAAATGTATAAGGCAACAGTGATCGGTCAAAAATTGGTGTGATTACG